TCGCCTGCGTTGATTCCGAATCGGAGATAGGTTCAAACTGACCGAAAGTTTTACTCATCATAATATTGCCTAGACTACTTCTGTTCCAAAAATACTTATAGATAAATCAGAGGTTGCACTCGCGTTCTTATAAGACTGAGCATATATTGCATCGCCGGAAACCAACCCTATTCCTAATGAAAGAACGTCAGTATCGCTTGCCGCTAAATCTTTGTTATAAACTACATATTGTTTATCATCAAACCCAGAACCACTTTTGACTACTCTTATTGTATACGGATGGGTAGCGGCTGATGAATCTACATGGCAAACAACTATTGAAGATATAACTGCTTGTGAATAATCCCTTGAGTTAAACCTATCGGCAGAAGCAGCCGGTACTTGATAGATCAAGCAACCAGCGGAGTCCGCGAGGGGTACTGTCGCAGGGTCAGAAGATAGAAGTACCGCCTGAGCAAGTATCTTGAATCCATCAGCCATAAGTAACTATGCCTATAGGCGGAAACGCCATAGTCAATTTTATAATTTTATTATTTGATCGCCTATCTTCCTCTGTATAGTTTTCTTTCTTTCCAGCAGGAAGGTTGACGAAAATTTCTCTATTTAAGTTATCTTTATTTTCAGCCACTATCTTCTTCCATCCGGCTTGACTCGCATCCTTGAGTCGCCAAGCTCCCAGCCAGACTCTATCTGAGTGCTGTCATTGTCGTAGAATTTGACCGACATAGTTCTTCCACGGATTCTTGTGTTTACATATTCGATAGACTGGTCGAGAGTTAAGGATCTGGTGGTCGTTCTTGTTGACGCTGGATAATCTTTCGCGACAAGATCTACAGCGATCTCAGGCACGGTCGTATATAAACCTCTTATGTCTGGAATGAATCTATCTACAAAAATAGATTCGTCTCCATCATCAAGATCGAAGTATCCGCTTTCTATGTAAGAATCCATTTTTGACTGGTCGTCTTTATATCCATCTTCTTGGTTATAAATTATAGATCTTTCGATCCCTTGATATGCACCAGAAGAATACTGACCTCTGTTGTAAGCGGAGTTTGGTTTTTCTCTCAAGCCAGAATCTGACCAAGCAGTTCTAGGCATAGATCCATACGCCCATGTACCATCTACATAATTGTACAAAACATACTTGTCAGGTTCATCTGACGTTCTGGATGGATAAAACCATATTACTTCATTAAACAACAAATTCGAGGCAGTAAATATAACTTCTCTCTTGAAGTAATTTAACTCTTCAAATACCTTTGAAAGCACAGAGCAATCTATTTTTTGAACAGTGGTTCCGTCAGTTTGGAAAAAGTTGTTATCTCCCATCCAGTACACAATTCCTCTGGCGGCCTTGTGTGCATTTATAGAAGCTAAAGAAACGCCGTCAGCAATTTCTTGAAGTGCGAATACGGCATTCCCGCCAACCCAACTCAAAGAGTACATAGACGAATCTGTCCAGACGATTATCTGCTTGTCTGAGCGAGCGGCTGAGATAATTCTAGAGCCTTTCTGTAGTGGCGTGCCGCCAGCAGCGTTAGAGCTTGTCGCTTCCCAAGATCCGGGTCTATCGTTATCGCACCATCTTATAAGCATCGGGTCGTAATTGCCGAATGTATCAGTTGCTCCAAAAGCAATAATTTGCCTAGAGGCTGGATTTGTCATCAAGAATCCAACTTGATCGGGAACAGATCCATGACCATCATCTGTCGATAATCCCAATGACGACATTGGAACTGCATCTGACAGCATGATTCCAGATGCGTATCCGTTAGGTGATGCGCTATGAGAAGAAGTTGAATACCTAGTGTTATAAGGGTATCCATTACTCATCTTCAAAGACGTGTTCCAGTAGAATGGCTTCGTCCTTGTTTTGCACCCGACTAAATCTTCTCCGAATGTGTCGAGCGACCAAATATTTAGATTGGAGTTGTCGTTCGTTATAGGAACTGTTGGATCTCCCCAAGCTGTCCAGTATTGATCTAAAAGGAATACGGAAGATCCAGAGGCGTGAAAACTATCGACTGTCGAGTAATCCCCTCTGGTGAGGGTGTTGAATGTAGTCCCCGTAGTTGAAGCGTAACTTATTACCTCTGAATCTATAATAATGCTTCCAGAAGAGGGAAAGCTGGCTGTGCTTGCGACGGTCGCTGATCCAGTCGCTCCAGCGGCTAGGTTTGCACCTAGCGTTGTTGAAGTTGTTGCTGATGGAACCCCTCCCCAAGAACCAGCACTCCACCCACTGAACTCAATGAACGTGGACTCTGATGCTTGAATGTCCCTCATTATGATGGTGTCACCACCAGAACCTAGACCGCCCGAAGCGCCGACTAGATAGACTGGCAAACCCGATGAGTGATCTTTCGATCTTGAACCGAGTTGGCCTTTATTGCAGTTATATGTATATGGTCCAGCACCAGAGGGACCGCTAGTTATTTGTATATACTCATCTTCAATCTTGATGTAGTCATTATTTACAAAAGTATTTACACTTAGCTGTATTGTTGTGCCTGAGCTTAATATGCTTGTTGAGAGTTCTGCTGGAGTTCCTGTAACTGAATTCTCTAAAGCTATCTCGAAGTAGTCACCGTCCAGAACTCTGGTTACGCACCAGCTTTGAGTTGACCTCGCCGCATCGTACCCAGACGCGGGGTCAGTAGATCCGTCGAACAGCGGATAAAATAAAGATCTTCTATCCAGACCCGTAGGGGCAGATGACATGCTGAGAAAATTTATGAAGTCCCCGGTAGTCAGCCCATGATCTACAAATTTTATAAGTACGGTACTTGACCCTGCGATTGGATATACCGGGTTTGAAAGTTTTTCTAAAAGAAACGCAGCATCCCCGGACGTGTGCGCTGATGTGATCGTAGAGAAGCTGCCACGTTCTAACACGACGGTTGTACCGGCAAGCCCGCCGGTATCAACTATCATAAGCTCATCGCCTACAGAATTTGCATCACTGCTCATCCTGACTACATCACCGGCAAGAACGTCAAAGCTAAGCTCCGCGTTCGTGTTTGTGGATGTATTCGCCATGTCAAGGTCTAGCGTTCCCTGAGACTTGTACTCCATCGGCGTGATATCGTGATAGATGCCACCAAGATCAACGTATAACTTCTTATCCGTCCCTACGGCCATCAAGTTGGCACCCAAAATAGATGACCAATTCAATAAGCTCCTAGATATTCCAAGAAATTCATTTTGAGAATACTTAGTCCAGCCACCAATTTTTTCAGGTCTGCCCTGCCTGAACCTAATCAAGTCACAGTCATACCAGTTTCCTTCAGCGGAATACTGAGTTCCTTCTCTATTTATACCGGGAGGAAATGTGACTTTTCTATACGGCATTTATTACTTCCAAGCGTAAACGTAAATGTCCCAACTCGCCAATGTTAACTGTCCAGCAGAGCCGCCAGACCTATTTGCAATAGTCACCTCAGAGAGAACATTGCAGGCAACGTAAATATTTGTTGAATCCGCACCGAAAGAGATTAAATCTTGCGAAGGGCCTGAGCCCTCATCTCGGTTAGATAATGATGTAACGTCTACTTCATCGCCGATTGCCCAGCCATTATCGGTAGCTATACATCTTATTACACACCTAATTATTCTAGGTACACGGCCAAGGCCATGTGCTACATTAGCTGCGAAGCTGTCGGTTAGACCGCCCGAAGCAGCTCCACCTAGATTCGCGGCACTCTCATAGAAAGCACCATCTCCACTAGCCATGCCAGAGTGGTAGATTCGACCCCAAGTGTCTGCTGTTGCCGTATCTTTAGATCTTACTTCTACTGTAGAGCTGCTTGATCTAAACCCGACTCCAGTAGACCCTCCCTGTTGTGTTATATTAAAGTATTTTCCTGAAGTACCGGGTAATGCAACTCCAGACGTGTTGTAGAAACGAAGTTGCTCAGTACCTAATCCGGCTGATGCTGATGAGTTTGTATATATTGATGCCTGCGTAGCTGACGGACCAAAAGTGAGTGAATCTTTTATATCAACTCTTGTTCCAGAAAATGTGGCTACTCCGCTTGCTGCAAGTGTAGTAACTCCAGCGACTGCACCAGCATTTGAAATACCGCCGTTAGAATTATTGATTCCTCCTAATGAAACAGTAATTCCGCCGGTGGTTACATTAAGACCTGCGCTTGCAGTTAGAGTTGACGTAGATCTAAGCGTTCCTGTTACTAGGCTGTTTCCAGTTATGTTTGCTCCGCCGCTAGCAACAGTTAGACCAGTTAGTCCTCCGAGGGTTCCTGCCAGTGTGCTATTGCCGGTTATGTTTGCTCCACCAGCAGAAACGGTCAATCCGCCAGTAGTGACTGTCGCTCCGCCGCTGCTTACGGTTAATCCTGTCAGCCCGCCAAGTGTTCCATTTATAGTACTATTCCCGGTTATAGAAGCTCCTCCGCTAGCAACAGTTAGACCAGTTAAACCACTGAGCGTTCCAGTTACTGTGCTATTACCAGATATGGACGCTCCTCCGCTGGTAACAGTTAATCCTGTTCCTGCTGTTACGGTGGTTCCGGCGGTCACAGATCCGCTAACGGACAAGTCTGAACCCGAGAGGATCGCGATAGATCCCCAGCTTCCGAGCGAGCTATTTTTTATTTCTAACGTGCCGCTGTTATTTCTAAGCCCAAACCCGGTTGCGCCAGACGTAGAGGACATATTTAAATATCCGTTTGTAGCTACAACCTGAGCGCCATTAGTGTCTACCTTGAACTTGTCTCCGGCACCAATCTTTGAAGTAATTGAAGTTGCGTGATTTATCTCTCCAGTTGTAACCTTACCGGCCGTGACAGTGTTAGATGCACCAGTTCCAACCGAGAGGCTAGTCCCTGTAATCGCTCCGCCTGCAATCGCTCCAGAGCTGCTAGCGGTTAGCGACGTTCCTGTGATTGCTCCCGAGCTTGTAATTGCTCCAGAGCCTATGGTGCCAGCGCCGGATATATTTCCCGTATTCGTTATACCACCACTATTGTTATCTATTCCGCCAGAAATATCCGCTCCGCCTGCTGTGACGGTCAATCCTCCAGCAGTTGCCGTCAAGCCACCAGTGGTTGCTGTGATACCAGTTGCAGCAGTGATTGTACGATTGGACGAAATGGAACCAGTTCCCGATGTGGAGATATCTCCGTTGACGGTTGAGATTGCTCCGGTTCCCGATGTAGAAATATTTCCGTTAGCATCTGCTGTGAAGTTGCTAGCAGTTACATTCCCGCCAGAGTCAATATTCCCTGATGCGTTTATTGCTGCTGTAGTAGTGGTTCCAGTTGCGCTAAGAGTTGTAAAGGAGCCTGATCCTCCAGAGATAGGAGAGTTCGTGATCGTGGACGCATTTAAAGTTGCTCCATCTATGGTTCCACCATCTATATCTACAGTAGAGAAGTTTCCTGCTGCCGGGGTCGTTCCCCCTACAATGGTGCCATCTATAGTTCCACCATTTATGTCTACGGTTGAGAAGTTGCCTGCGGCTGGAGTCGCTCCGCCTATAATGGTATTATTTATGGTCCCGCCGGTTATTGTTGCTGAAGATGTCGTTACAGACGTAGCATTTATAGTGGTTCCATCTATAGTGCCACTGTTTATGTCTGCCTTGCTTATAACGACTGAGCCTGTGCCGTGTGGGGTTACGTCGATATTTCCATTGTCTGCACTATCAATTACTATTTTGCTTCTACCGGAAGTTGTTCCATTTGTCTGTAGAATTAGATCTTTAGTTGAAGATGGTGTAGTCAGGTATACATCATCAGTTCCAGAAGACTCTCCAAGGTTGGCAATATCTCCAGTGATTCTGAATGTTCCTGCCGTTGCGTTTGTTATCTCATCATTTTTAAATCTGATTTTATCTAGCTTGAGATTGGATAAAGCGTTTCTGGCATCTGTTCCATCTAGGAATATTCTCGCTGTGTAGCCACTCGGAATGGTTACAGCGTTGCCACTACCTCTCGATAAAGCGACATCTTGCGTCGTTTCATTCATGGCAACAAAAGATGCTCTGTCCGCATTCGTACCGCCGACCTGTAAGGTCACTGTATGGGTCGCGCCTAAAGTCCCAGTGAATATAATTACAGATGATCTTCCTGCTGCGTCCGTCGCAGTCTCAGAAGCAGTGGAGCCATCTCCAATGTTTAGAGTGCTGGTTGTCCCGGTAAGGGCTACCGTTGAAACACCTCTAATGCTCTGTTCAAGAGATTGGAGATTGTTATTGGTTACATCTCCCCAAGAGCCAGCCCTATCGCCAGTACCGATGAGTTCGATGCCGAGTCCATCTGTATAAGTAGACGCCATTATTGATTCACCATGCTTCTATTCGGCACATCCATTGCGTTGTATGCCGGGTTTCTAAAGCTACCACCTTGCTCAAACACCAAGGCTTGCAAAGCCTCTTTGAACTTAGTGTCATATAAATTAATCAAGTCAGCATCACCCTTCATAAATGTGTAAGCATTTGTAATACACGCATAGAGCAATGCTTCTTGTCCGTATGTGCTGAGCCAAGTGGAGGAAGTCCCGGCTACTTCAGTTATAGACTCTGGTTTATAAAAATATTGAAATACTATAGGCTCAAGTACTGTGTAGTTCGTGTCTGGTCGAGGAAAAATTGTTACATACGGGTTGTAACCATCGGCTTCACTATTGTAAAAAGCGTACGCTTTTGGAGTTCCAGTTGAATTGCCGTAATATTCATTACAAAAATTCAAGTCCTTAAGAAGCAGATACGAATAATACCCGTTTTCATCAGCCGGTAATCTCATTGATATCGGAGTTACTGGTGACTCTGCGGTAAGCCTGCTGGGGAGCGGGATTGAGGGAATCCCAACTCCAGCATTAAATGTCAATCCTTTACTCGTTGTATTGAATCCAGCAATGCCTACAGTCTTATAAATCTTCTCCTCGGACATAGAGATGATGTTGTCCTTCTGGTCGGTATCTCCCCAGAAGTCGTTTTCTAACCACTCGTCTATTGCAGCGCGAAGACTATCTAATGTGTAGGCAATCAATTTTTACTTCCCCTTCTTGGGCATCCTAGCTTTTCTGTAGCCTTTGCCGTGGACAGATCCGCCGCACGAATACTGTGCGTAGTTCTTATCCTCGAACTCGACAGGTAATCCGGTACGCTGCGCTTCCTGCATAGCCTTCTGATATCCAGTCTCGTCATACGAAAAATTCTTCATTCCAACTTTAGGCATTCTAAACTCCTATAAATCTATGTTGTGAAAAGCCACAACCTCTATGTAGTGGATGTCGATATCCCCAGCGTCAAAGTCCGGGCTTAATCCTGCTTCATTTCTAGGATCAAAGTAATCAAGCCTTATGATAGGTATTGTGCCGGTCCAATCTGGATTGCTACTCATATCGAAGACAATCTTGAATCTGCTTGCCATACTTTTGTTGGCCTGCTCAAATCCATCCGAAACCTGAACATTAGTGAACACTGGACGGAAGGAAGCCTTTTGCTGCCCTAAGGGTGGATTGGAGAACGGAGCCGGATACCAAAACAACTCACCTTGAAAGTCTTGAAAATACCTATCGTCCTGCTCGAACAACGGGAATCTGTTAACTGTAAACTCAGTTACAACATACTTGTACACAGAGCTGTCTATATTAACGTAATCCTCAGGGAATCCTAAATGAAGACCTAGCCCTTGCCATATGTACGGATCGCCCGGACTTCCAGAGTCTGGATTTGAAACAAGATTCATAGATGAATTAGATTCATTCCAAGTCAAGATGCCGTTGCTAGCGGACCACCCATTAACTCTGTCGTATGGGGTAGTGTCGATAACGGCAGATTCAAAAGTGGATCTATAAGCAGCCGGAAGATCTCTCCCGCTAATACCGCCGAGAGGTCTGGGATTGCGGAGGGCTTGGGGATCGTCGTATTTGATTCTTCCAAGCATATTCTGGGGATGATCTGAATCCCAACACTCTTCACAAACTAAAAGATTAGTGCTGACAAGATTGACGGTTTCAGGCTTGAGATCCTTTAGATCGTATCTAAAACCGCATCTGTCGCAGAAACCAAAAGCCTTCTTGCCCTTAGCGTAGGATGCCACTCAGTCGTACCCTCCGGGGAACAACCTTAGCGGCGACTTCTCCCGGTCCTCTTCAACTGCATACTGGAACTGCTCATCGTAGATTTGTTTCAGCATTTGAATTCTGTCTGCAACCTGAGGCTTTTTTAACGCGATGTTGTAAGCCAGACCGGACACGAGAGCAGGCCAGAATCTTGCGGGAACATCCGCTTCATAAGCGCCTCCGGGTCCAGTGTCTTCCATCCTTCTAATATATGTATAGACGAGTTTCTGGGTTGAATCGTTGGGAACAGGCCAAAGGTTCAGATTGATTTGGCCTCTCTGCCTGTCAACGTAAATCTGAGTTGGTCTTCCTTGGGCGAGCTTAGACGGAACGCTTTGAAAGGTGCTTCTCGATATTCTGCTCAGATCGTAGTCAACTTGCTTGTCAGCATTTCCAGCATCGGATCTGAGGACTGCTTCGAGTATCGAAACAGCAACATTCGGAGAAGAGTTAACTGCGGTGTACTGCCCCTGACCAGCGACCAGATCTTGAGTGTATTCGCTAACGCACCACAGGTTGATACCTCGGTTAGCCCACTCCATGAGTAAAAGATCTAAGCTCCTTCTAGCTGTCCGAAGATCATAGCCAGAAGTAATTATCAACCCCGCCCTCTCGAATGCTTCTTCTGCAATTTCTCCAACGTCAGGGAGAAATGAAACGCTACCGCTAGTTGCCACGGATAACCTCCAAAACTTCCTTGTTAAAGTCGTCCTGCTCTTTTTTGATATGCCTTATGTCAGTCTTGAGGTCATTCAGTATCTCTTTATTGTGCCTTACTTCAGTTTCTATCCTTTCTATTTTTATCTTTACATCAGAAACTTCAGACTGCTCAGCAAGAGAACTATGTCCATTAGCAGAGGTGTGAGATAGCTGCATAGTAAAAAGGCCACCGACGGCAGAAGCCACAATGCCGATGGAAGCCCAAAAAGTTGTTACGTTTATTGCTGAGTTTAAAGGTGACATTCTACGGATTGCTTAAGGTCTGCGTCGGGCAAGTGCTAGATGTAATGACAGCATTATCCGCTCGCACAAACACTTCAGCTTTGCACGCAATGTTGGTTGCCGCAGCGGTGAACGTCATGCTCGCAGTACCTGTACCAGTCGAAACGAGGTTAAACTCAAGGACTGTTGCGTCATTTGTATGTCCTTGAACCGTCAATGTCACTCCGGGTTCAATCCAGATCTCTACCCTTTTGTGTATGTCGGTCGTTCCTGTAATTTCTGGCAGGGTCACAGTGTATGTAGCTCCGATAAGATCAATGGCAGTATATGAAGAGTCCCACGCGGAGATCGTGAGTCCGGGTCCGGTTCCGTAAAGTGCATTCTCGGTGTCACCAATTTCTGGGAAGTTTGAAAACGATGTGTTAGGCGGAGTCGGCTGGGCTGCTTCGACGTAGGCCACATCAGCAGCCGACCAGACCAGCATGTTCCCGTCCGTGTGCGTCACGGCGTTATCGACCACGGCAAAGTAGCCTTGGTTGAAGCCCTGCTGTCCCACGCCCCATCCCTTATCGGATGAGACGATGAGGGACATATCGTAGTTGCCGTACATGCTGATGACCGGGATGCCGTCGTAGGGTGTGCCCCAATGGTTGTCAGCCGTCGGTGGGTCGAGGAGGATCGGGACGCCGGTAGCACCCAGAGCCCCACCTTGATACCACTTGTACCTCATGCCGACGTTGGCACCCCACTCGGAGAAGTCGATGCCGTAAGCAAACCCGCCTTTCGTTCCGTCCTTGAGACACGAGGTTGCCCGGTTGTCGGTAGCACAACCTACGCCCTCGACACGGAAAGCCGCGTCGATCTGGTGGCGACCACGGAATCCCAGCTCGTTCTGAGCCGTGAATGCCGCGCCGTTGCTGATAGGCTTGATGTCGGCGGTCATGAGAACCTTGACGCCCGTGGTCTTGAACTCGCCGTAGGGGACTACATCCCAGTCGATGGACCCAGCCTCGGAGTACGAAGAGGTCTTCCAGACCGTGACGCCGTTCACCAGCTTGGTGTTATCGTCCTGACTCACGCCCGTGATCGTGTAGCAGGGCGCGAAGCTCAGGGAGTCCGGGTCGAGCGACCACAGGTGCGAGTCGGGGTACTGCTGATCCACGCCCTGTCCCCACATTTGGGTGGTAAAGGATAGACCGTCAGCAGCGATGGCGGAAATCATCAGCCAGTAGCGGGACTCCGTGCCGGTGCCCGGCGTGGAGGCGATGCTGTATGCGTCGTGAGAAACGCACCAGTTACCAGCCTCGATGCCCGTGCCGTTGACCGTCGTAGTGACCGCCCAGTCGTCCTTGGTGATTCCATTCTTGGTGTTGCCTACGATGACCGTGGAGCCGGGTTGCCCGTCCGGGGTGCGCGTGAACGCAGCGGCTGAGCCCGAGAAAACGAGGGGCTTGCCCACGCCGATGTAGCGGCCCTCGGATTCTGAAACGTCAGATAGGGAGACAGCCACCTCGCCCGTGTCCGACGGTATAGCAGCCGTGCCGAAGGCGTTGCCCCAGTTAGGGGTCATCGCAAGGCGGATACCGTTAGCACCCTCATCACCCGAGGTATGCGATCCACCGGAACCCTTGATGTGGATGCCGATGCCGTTGGGGTCCGTGTCGCCCGATGTGATAAGGTCGAGGTTGATAGGCCACGCCTCGTTTGGCGTCCGGTTGATGTGCTCGATGTAGAGGCCCGAGGTCTTAGTCTTTAGGAGGCCGGTACTCGGGCAGGTGAACCACGGCTTGGAGGAGTCAGCGCCCAGCGTGGCGGTCGGGCAGTTAGCCTTCACGCCGTTGGTGTTGAAGTCGGGATTGAACATAGTACCAACCACCCAGCCGGGGGATGTAACGGTGGTTTCTATGAAGTCTCCCTCGCCGTCTCCCCACTCGATAAACGAGAGTCCGTTCACGCCGGAGATATAGGAGCCACTAGCCGAGCCTGTGAGCGTATCGCTGGCATTGCTGATTTGATCCCAACTTCCCTTGATAGTGAGCTTTCCGGTTCCTGCCGTTGTAATCTCAATAACTATATAACGCTTTTTAGACTTAAAAGATTCTACAGTTAGATCCGTAGTCGCTAACGCAGTAACAAGCGTGCATTCGCCACTGGCACTTAAGTCGCCGCCGCCGCCGCCATTCGGCGTGTCGCAGACATGAAGCTCGGCAGCAAAGCCCCCAGCTCCATTAGACCAGTCAAGCGAAAACAGCGGATAAGAAAAACCAAGGCTGTACACACCTGCTGTGTTTGAAGTAACAAAATCGACTGTCATCATGCCAAAGTCAACGGAGGTGTCACCATCCTTCGCTTGCTTCTTGACAGACGGAGACGCTGCATACGATGGCGTTGCAAACGCTAGTATCGTAAGCAGTGAAATCAAAAAGTTTTTAATCATTTAAAATATCTCCAAATTTCAAAAAGTCCCATTCCAGCCAACCAAAAAGCCATATCTTTTCTAGTGTCTGCAACTCTTTCGACAGGCCATTGAAGCCAAAACTCTCTCATGTAAAGTACGGCAGCAGACGAATAAGCACCGCCGAGTGCAGATAAGGAAAAGCCGCAGATCAAATGCAAAGTCTGATCTACGGCTTCCCTTCCTCTAGGACTTAAATTCTTATACCATTGAGGGTCTGACAATGATTAGGCCAAGTTGTTGTTCTGGATGTACTCGACAGTCAGGACGCCAACGCCCCCAGTGGAACTGCTGTCGTGATAGATCCGTACATCAGAAGTTCCAACATCATTCCAAATATCATTGTCAGCGGGAGCAAGGACAGTTCTAGAGTTATCAGCAGGGGTAGTGGCTGCGGCAGTAAGTCCCGTTCCCGCTGATGTAATTCCCAAAGTTATATTTCCGCCAAAAACGGTAGTGGGGAAAAGAGTGCAGTTGATAATCTGACTACCCGCCGGAATGACGATATCGGTAGCCGTACCGGAAGCCGCTTCGGTAATTACCGCGCTCTGCGCCATAACAACAGATCCAACATTGGCAACATCACTACCAACAGTAGTGCCAGTCGTGTCTCGGATCGTTCCAGCCTTGATCGGTCCAGTAAAAGTCGTCGTACCCATAATTGTTCACCTCATTGCACGCAATTACCCTGTCAGTCCGCGTGCTGTCTTTTAAGTCTGACAGGATTGGTTTACCACTTCTTGCAAGACCAGTATCCTGCGCTGAGCTTGGATTTTTTCTCGGTATCGCATTTGTGGCGAGCCCGGAAAGACTTTTTCCGAGCAGGAATGTTTTTCTTAATTTTCATATTGGGATCACCAAATCGGACAAGTCTCACCTTGTCTCCCTCTTTGGCTAAAACCGCAAACTTCTTGGACTTACCCGGAGTTCTTTTGGGTTTATTATATCCAGAGAACTTTTCACCACGATAAGTAATAGCCATACTAAACCTTCTTCCTATGCTTAGCAGTTTTCTTTGCTATTGCCTTAGGCTGTTTTGAAAACTGTTTACCCTTCTTGGTGTCTTCGCGCTTCTTTTTAGAAGTCGCAGCATATTCTTTACTCGACAAAGCTTCTCTAGCTTTTTTCGGTAGATATCTTTCTCCGGTAGCCTTCTTTCCCTGAGTGCTGGGCTTACCGGACTTGGTTCCCCAATCTTCTTTAGTCCACTTTGACAAGGACTTTTGAGCTTTAGTCTTGCCGCCCTTAAAGCCGCCGCCAGCTTCCTTATATAGTTCATTAGCTCTCTGAGCTTTTCTAGCTGTCCACTGACCCGGCTTTCCGCCTTTACCGCTAGCTGTGACCTGAGAAACAATTCTTTTTCTAAGAGAAGGGTTATCATAAGCCATTAGCTTCTCACAAAGTAATCAATCATCCAAGTCAGGATGCTAAGAAAAAATATAAGGGCAGAGCCAACTCCGTAAACTTTATTCTTAAACTGATGAAGCTCTAGCCTTACCGAATCAATCTCGTCTATCATTGCATTAATAGAAGTTCGATCACTTCTAGCTCGATGTTCGAGACTTTTGATCTTCTCTTCAATAGAGCCGATCTCTCTTTCGGTTATAGGCGTCATTCACTTTAAGCGAAATAGGTTGGGGAGAGGAGGAATCGCCCGATTAACCTCCCCTCCCCCCTGCGGGAACTTCCCACAGATACCTATTTACGCACCCTCAGAACCGTAGATTCCGAGCGGGTCCGAAACGCCGAAGCTGTATCGCTCGCGGCACTTGTATCGGACATTGCCGGTGTCGAAATCACCGTCCATCGAGGTCTGCATCGGGGTTCGCGTGAAACCCTTCATGCCATTCGGAACATCCGTAATGATGAACCAAGCATCGGGGTCAGTCAGGTAATGATTAATGCGATGCCCCTCAGGGATAACTCCGTTATTTCGGAGAGCATTGATGTCATTATCTGCCGTCCCGGCGCGACGATCCGTCTCAAGGAAGCGGGTGGCAACAAACTGAAGATCCGGGGGGATAATCAGTCTGCGCGCACGAGCCGCAATCTTAAGACCTCTCTGGTCAGTGAATCCAGCAATGTCGATAATTGCCTGCTCCAACGAAGTCTCGTTAAGATCAGACGCAACCGAAGGCTGATTGGCATTGACGCCACCATCGACTCTCGGATGAGACGCATTGAAAAGCGTAACTCCGTCACCACTGGTAAACGCGCCACCCGTGAACCCGTTGTTCAGCGGATAAGCAGCCTTGACCTGCTTGGTGTTCGCCGCAGCGCGAGCAAGCGCCTTGGTGTAGCGAGCCGAGAGCGAATCATAAAGATTATCCTCGATCGCCTCCTCCGTAATGGAAAAGCCAAGAGCAACCGTCTCGTGGTTGTAGCGAGCCGTAAAGGCTTCCTGCGCCGTATCATAAGCGATAGCAGCACCCTCAGACTTTACCGGAGCCGAACCAAAGCCGGAAAGCTGGACTTCCTCCTCGAACGCTCTGTCCGAGGTTTCCATCTCATAAATATCCTCATGCTCGTTTTCATACGAGCCATACTCCATACCGAAAAGAGCATTCAGCCCCGGCAGGAGTTCCTTCATCATTTGCGCTCTAGAAATAGCCATGATTAGTTACTCCTTACTAAACGCCAGCGGCGATATTCGACTGATGCACACCCGGCGTCAGTCTAACTATCACATCGGGGGTGGTCGAGTTTTCGTTGGAGCCATCTTCTGGAACGCCAATAATTTGAAGCGCGAGAGTCCCGGTCGTAGCAATCGCACCAGCATTGAGGGTAATCCCAGAAAGTCCCAACGCCGTGCTGCCATCTGCGACAGCAAAGTTGCTAACCGGGGCGCGAGCGCCAATATCGGCGAACGTGACAGCAGCAGTAGCCTGAACCAAGAATGCCGCCTCGGGATCGTCAACAATGTAAGCATAAGCATCGGTATTGCTGGCATTACCAACGTACCTTTGCGTAAACTTAGTCTCGCCGTCGGGGTTAACATATCTAAACCCAACAGCAACACCTATTGTCGGGGTTCCTGCTACGGGCGTAGCGCCAGTGCTTCCATTCGTCCGAGTCACTTCTCCCGTGGCCGTCAGAGTCATAAAGTCTCCAACGAAACAATCGTAAGTAACAGCGGAAACGTCAATACGATACTCGCTAAACCCGCCAGTATTGTACGACTGACCGAATGCCGTTCCCTTGTAGGGACGCAATCCATAAGCCATTTTAGTTTCTCCTAAAAATCAAGCGGCGACTTGTAGGAGAACTTCTCCTAAGAGCCGTCGCCAAACTTGACGCGAGTGATCCTGTCCGGTCGGAGCAAGGGCATTCTCGCATCATTCTCTCTCATCAAGTTGTTATCAACGGCATCCATTTGGATTCTAGATTGCTCTCGCATGTAATCATTTCGCTCTTTAACTGTACGAGCGTCACACTTGCAAAGCATCAATCCACCGACAACGGCAGCTCCGTCAAACCTAGTGTCGATATCAGGAAGCAATCTAAGCTCGGGATGATCCTCAAGCCTAACTGGCTCCCATCCTTCTCTGAACCGGCGAGAAACATTCGTGTTGTCGCTTTCGCTTCTCATTGCAGTACGAATCCATCTAAAGACATATCCGTCCTGAGGGTCAGGTGTAGGTAAAACTGAAGGCGGTCTCCAAGGTGCCGGGCGAGAAGACACCTCTCTGGTGTCGTGTTCTCTCTTAGCGCGCGAGTCCTGTTCCTCGTCAGCGATATCGCTTCTAGCCATTTTGATTCTCCAACTTTAAGAGTTGTTTGGCATAATCTTCAGGAGTGATACCCAGCCGCTTTGCGAGAGCAACTTGGGTCTTCGTTAAATGAACTTTGCGCGGTCTTGCACCAGTAGTTCGCTTTGCAGGTGCTACCACCGTCGAAGGCTTCCGGCGATTCTCATCGGAACGAAGAACCGGACTATCTTCTTCATAGTCTTCATCGCCGAACTTCTCAGGGAACCTTTCCCTGATTCTATTATCTATTGCCTGATAATATTCATCAGACTTTGTATCAACACCGCTGGTTACAAGATCCTCATGAACTGCTAAAGCGACAGCAGTCATCTCTTTATCGGTCCTGAACCAAGTATTGTTCTTTGCCCATTCAGCCGCTTTTTGATCGGGCTGAACATAATTTCTGGGCTGCTGAAACTGAGGAACTTTTTCAGGCTCAGGAGTAAAGGTGTACTCATTTGCTTTCTGAGATTCGTAAGCTGCTTTAGATAAAAGCTCTTGAGCAGTTACAATCAGATCAGTATCACCTTCCTCGTGGGCTTTCTTGAGCTGCATTCTTGCAGACTCAAGCTCCTTCTGAGTCCTGTTCTTCACCTCATCGACAAGGACTTGCTCTCCTCGGCTCACAAGTTCTCTAAGCTTTTCATTTTCCTTGTGGATTTTTTGCGCGTATGCAACAGCCTCATCTCTCAAACGAGAAGAAGCTTCCTTTGCTCTACGTTCCTCATGAAAATCATACTTAAGCTTTTTAATTCTCTTCTGAACATTCTGACTTACGTTTTTAAGTTCGTCTTCATGGTCATCATTAGAATTTGAACCGGGAGCTACTCTTCCTCGATCTTCTTCAGGCGTATCGTCTATTACGTCTACTTCTAGATCGTAATCATTTTCCTGAACATCATTATCGTTATTTGCTTCATCCATAGGAGAAGAGATAATTTGTTCTGCACTCATAATGCTTTAACAACCCCTCTGGGATCTTCGACAACCGCCTCCACGGTATCGTCGTTGATTAACCTGAACTCTTGTTCTCCAACCTTAAATCTTGTCCCAGAATAAGAGCGCATCATGATGTAATCACCGCGATGGCACCAATTCCCCGAAGGGAACTTCTTAGGATCTTTATATGCAAGATCTCCAAGCTGAAGAACCAAACCTATGATCGTACCTACTTCCTCGATTCGCATTACCTCATCGGGTTTATAGATACCACCTTCTGTCACTCGATCTACCTTAGGCACAGCAACCAATATCTTCCAGCCAGTTGGCTTTGGTAAGTGTTTCCCGGCCTGTTTTAAAATCTCGTGATAGTCCTGTAATTCCTCTGACGATTCCTTATCGGGCATTGTCTTCCTTGCGGCTATTGCCGATTGCAACCTCACTTAAGGGGGAGGAAGAAACCCTCGCGTCCAGTTGGACGTTACTCTTCTATCTCTGCTGCGCGTTTTATCAACTCAAGAAACTCGGCTTCTGCCGTTGCTATTCCCTCTATGAATCCAACGCGAAATCTGTAGTCGGCGTAATCGGTTGCACATCCTGTTGCGAGATCGTCCGCCTTGTTGTTTAAATATTCCCTAAGCTTTCCAATAAAAACATCACTTATAGATGCTGCCATTCTTTAATTATTCCCCTTAACTATCTCATTTCCGAGCTTTATTCCCTTTAATAAGTTCTCTTCTTCAGACTGCTTCTCTTCTATTTCTATTTTTTTACTCTCAAGAGCAACATCAGATCCTATTTCAATACCCTTCATAAGCTCAGAGGATTCAATCTTTTCTCTTTCGATCTCTGCCTTGAGTGCAGCTTTCTTAAGATCTGCTGCAATTCTGGCTGCATCGGTCTGCATCTTGGACTGAACCTTGGCTTCTTCGATATCGAGCTGCCTGTTCTGTTGCTGAACAACAGGATCTTGCATCTTTGCCATCTGCTCTTTCATCTGCATTTCTGCCACATCACGACCAAGCAGGCGGCTACCAGCTTCAGCAACGAGGGCAGAAAGTCTGACTTCAACATCCTGAGGAAGCTTTTCTCCATACGGAGGAAGCTGGACTCCAAGTTCCTTTTCAATTTCTCTTCTGTATTTAAATCCAAGATGTTCAATCACATGGGCAGCGAGGGCGGCTTCGATCTGTCCAGACT